GCTCTGATATAATAGTATGATGGAAATAATTATAATACTAATCACTTGGTATGCAACTAAACTATACTATACAAGACAATTTGGTTTTGATATAGAACAATCTGATCTAATTAAGGCCACATGCCATAAATGTGCTCGAACAGGATATGTCAGTCCAGATAACCTACGTAATCCATACTACTGCTTGGCTTGTAAGTAATTTATGGACAAGTTTGAATCCTCTTGGAGTCTATATGCCAAGAAGATTGATTCTTACAAGGTAGCCTGTAGCCAATGTAATCAACTATACATAAAGGCTAATGATGATCCCTTTGTATGTCTTACCTGTGCTGCTAATAAAAGATTACGATAAATCTTTTGTTGCCTTGTTAACCATACGGATCAAACCTCTACGAGTTATCTTAGATGCATCAAAAGTCTCTGTATAGCCTCCCTGTGGCATATCAGACTTATCTAGGAAGTGTCCATGCTTAGTCCTGAGTGTATCTAATACTAGGGATTCTACTGCTCTTGCCTTATCCCGTTCGGAAAAATACCAATACTTAATTAATATCCATCCCTTAGTTCTATGGCTTGCAAACCTTTTACCTGAAATATCTGATATCCCTATCTTAATAGCCTTGTGTAATGGGCTGTATAAGATGTACAATAGGGTCATTACTCTATTATACTTGACATACCGTGCAGATTTTGCTATACTTGATATATGACAAACGAAGAGATCTCAGAGTTATTAAACAAAGAATCCTACCGTATTTGGGATACAACTAGAGTTATTAAGAACCAAGACTACCATGATGGGCTGGTTAAGGGTTTAAAGATGGCTTCTAAGTTTGTATCTCAACTAAAATAATATATGGCACGAATTGTTATCTGCCCTATTTGCAAAAAAGAAATAGAATCTAGGTCTAGTATGGCATCTCAAACCTTATACAATCATACAAAGACCCATGACTTGAACAAACCCTCAACTTAAGGTATACTGAATATATGGAACAATGGATGAATAACTATGCTTCTTGGGTGCTTGCCGTTAGTGGAGTGGCAGCAATTTATTTTGTTGGAAGAAAACAAATATGGGCATGGATTTGGGCTACCTGTAATGAGGCTATGTGGATATTTTATGCAGTAACAACCAAACAATACGGATTCGTGTTTGCTGCTGTTGCTTACTCGATTGTTTATATTAAGTCTTATTTTCATTGGAGGCAAGAAGATTGAAGCCTGATCAATGCATAAAGTGTAAGATGAACAAAAAAGATCCTTTATTTTGGGAGACACATCAGACCATGACAGATGATTGGATTTGGTGTGCTAAGAAGTCTTGAGATTCCTGATCCATTTCAAACCTTTGTATCAAAGAAATATGCAAACGCTAAGGGCTATGTCCATGATTGGTTTAGCGGTGAATGGTCTTATACTTGCTCTACTTGTAAAGAAGGTCTTTCTGGTCCGTCCCGCAAAATTTTAACAAAGATTAGATTGTTTCATACTAGAAACGAGTGCCTTGGTGGATACTAGAATAAGAAACTGTACTGCTACAACAAATAGAGGAACAAGGTGTTGGAACAAAGTAGAAAACTTTAGAACTGCCAGCCTATGTCATGTGCATGATCCAGATGGAACATTTCGGCAACAGTTGAAGGCTAAAGGATTGGGTAGCCCAAAGCCCAAAAAGAAAAAAGTTAAAACAGTTAACAAAAAAGAATGTCAGCATACTTGGTATATGCGTGAGCCTGGTATACAGTGTACTAAGTGTTTAGTTATATGGGAGAGCGATGAAAGAACCTAAGATAATGACTATGGATTGGCGTAGCCTTGGCTATTGGCCTGTATGGAAAGATGGAAAGAAAGTATGGGTACCTAAAGATGAACAACTTAACAACAATTCAGAAAACTAGAATACTACCATTACGATGGATAGGCAATTTCCTTGGTGGCTATGCTGGTAATCATTTAGTTAAGGCTATTGATTTAGATGAGTCTCTAGATAGTAATTTAGGATTTCGTTATAAATACCACGCAAAATGCTGGAAGTATCTTAATAAACCTTACGAGTGGTGGGGCACATACTATATATTAGATACTGATAAATGGAAGAGCGAGATAGATCAAATGAGAATAGATATGTCAGGTGAAGGCTGGGATGACTATGATGAGTTTGGGAAAGCGTACTGGGATAAAGATTAGGCTATTGCGCCAGATCCTCTTACTGAACCAGAACCATCTATACCTCTAGAGACAATCATTGTCCAAGATCCGTTGGTTGCTCCGCCTGGCTCTGGTGCATACCCTGGGTTACCTGCATTACCGCTTCTAATGAAGTATCTTCCAGCGACACCGTATGGGTCTCCATCTGTAAGAACTGTGTCTCCAATGGCGTAATATCCTCCATTGTTGTAGAGGCCTTGATAATTTGGTGGTGTTGGCATGATATTATTATATCACCCGTTTTGACATACCCTGCCAAGTAGGGTATACTTGAAGTATGAGTATAGACGAAATGACATTACGAGAAGAGATTGCAAGGGCTATTGAAGCCCTACCTATTGAGCCATCAGTAACAAATGCTTTGGGCATGCGGATTGAGGCTGCAAAGGTTGCAAGGGGAGAAGATAATTATATGACTGAGTTTTTTAATAGACAGGAGGTTTACTAATGATTAGTTTATTTTTCTTAATTCCAGCATTTATTGCAGGGTATGTAGCATGTTATTTTATTATGACATATAAGGTTAATCAAGATTAAGCCTTTTGCATACAGCAAATATCTTATAGTTTCATATCCAAGATCAGGTAGCAACTACTTTCAACTTGCATGGAAACAAAAAAATAAACAACATGTGATGTGTATTAGAACATCTAGAACTATTGCCTCTATACCAGAAGATAACTCTTTAATAATAATTGGTTTAATTAGAAACCCAATAGATGCAGTATCTTCTAGAATCTTGATATCAGAAACGCATGAAACATTCTTTGGAACGGAACAGGATGCAAGAGACTTTGCTATATCTGAGTATATAAAGATATATCAGTTCATATTAGATAAAGCAAGTTTTATAGTAGACCTATCAAACTTTGATCAAATTGACAGAATAATAGAAACTATATCAAACCTAGATTCTAATCCTATCAACAAAGACCAAATCGTTAACAGTATTAATGCTATAAATAACTACTCTTCAAGTTTTGTTGAGCATAAAGATTACGAAAAGGTTAAGAACATCCTTAAAAGTTATGACTTAGAGGCTTGTAACGACCTATATAACAGGGCATATCAAAAAAGGTTAATGGTATAATAAAATTATGAAGGATAAAGAAGTTTGCGAATATTGCGAAGATTCAGCCAAGTTTGATGACGTTGGCTTAACTTCTGATGCCACATACTCTATTGTAGGTGTTTGCGAATATCACCTAGCCAACTACGGAGTCTCTTAACATTGTTTGATATACTTGTTTGATGAATATCTTAATTCCAACCTATCCCAGATGTGGTAGTCATTTTTTAACAGAACACTTTTTACAAAAAACTGGTGTTGTAATGAATAAAACACATATACCAATGTTGGGATCATATGATTTTTATGTTACTATAATTAGGGATCCAAGAGATAGCATAGTTTCTAGGTTGGCAATGGAGTTAGAGTTTGAGGAAAATCCTAAAACCATGGAAGAATATTTAGAGATTTGTAAAAACGAATATGTAGTTTTTTATAAATATATAATAAAATCAATGGACATGGTTTTTCATTATGATCAGATTGCATCAGAAATTGAAAAGGTAGTTGATTTTATATGTAAGGAAACTGGAATTGAAAAAAAATCAAATGATTTTAAAGACAACATACACGATAAACCAATAACTGGGTTTTTAAAAACTAGCAAAACAGGAAAGCATTACGAACACTCTAAAGACTTCATGAAAGACAAAGACTTAGAAGAATGCTATAATCTATATACAATGTGCAAAGAAAAGGTGGTTAGTCTAGATTGATAATTTTAGAAGTTTTAAATAAAAATAATTTTTGGGATTATGTAAAAAACGAAACACCTTTTATTTATAGGTCTGCAGAACTTCCAGAGGTATCTTGGGATGAAGTTTTTGCTCTCATTGATTCCGATAAAAAAATTGGAAAAAGTCTTGGACAAGGCGATAATGCTAGATATAATGAATTTGGCTTTAAAGTTTTAAAAGCAGACAGAATTGAATCAATAAATAAAGAAATCACAAGTCTAGAATCTTTCTTTGAGTTCTCTGAAGACTTCATACAAAGTCCAAGGTCTGCTCATCAACTTTATGTTAGTTTAACAACTGATGAAAAATCATATGGTGTTCCTCATACAGATCCAGAAAACGTTTTCTTTTGGCAACTTCGTGGCAAATCAAATTGGAAAATTTGGTCTAAAGATGAATATAGTATTGAACTTAACGAAATTTTAGAACCAGGAGATTTTGTATACTGTCCACCAAAAAGGAAGCATCACATAATTGCTATCACTCCTAGATGTGGAATATCTATAGGATTTGGAAAGTTAAAGGGTTAATATGGAAGCGCCGTGGTATAGAGACTTTCAGTCAGAATCTAAGAGAGTTGGAGATGAGTTTGAAGACAAAGTATATAAGGACTTGGTTGATCGTGGATTTGGTCCTATTGATAGAAATTATGTTTTTGATAGTGCTGGGTGTGAGGTAGACTTTAGAGCACACTCTGGTACCCGCTTTGAATACGTAGAAGCAAAAGGTGGAAACCATGGGGAAGGTAAAAGACCTGGAGCACAAAGAACTGATAATGTAAAAAAGGCTATAGCAAATGGAGCACTAATTAAAACATATAACAATTTATATTATGTTGTATATTTTTCAGCAGAGCCTGAGCCTAATAGTTACTCAGACAACATGATCAAAACAGCAATCAAATATAAAATAATTGACGAAGTAAGATACATTTAAAACCAACTTGAAACTAATTGCTGTTCCTGATATAATAGGAATATGAAAGATATAGAAGATGTTCCAGAATCACTACAAAAACAAATAATAGTTAATTATTTATCTAAAACATACTATTGGTCTGTTGGATTCTTTATGTTTATTATTGGAAGTTTGTTTGGAATACTAATAGGATAGGAAGCATTATGCCATGTAGTTGTGGGTTTACAACAAACCTAGATAACACCTGTAACGGAAATCACAAAACTGTTAAGTTAGTTAAAGATAAAATAATTTTAAATGTTAATAAACTTGAAGATACTTTTATATCAAATGACAAGTTATTTCTTTTGGAAGAAGTTTTAAAAATAATTAAAGAAACGAAGTAGTCAAATGCCAAATAAAAAAACAATGATCTATACTGTAGAAAGAACTGGTACTAATTTTTTAGCACAAGCATTTTTTGTTTTTTGTCCAACTGTAATTCTTACACATGACAAGAATAGATTAGGTACAACTGGTGAAGCAATTGATTACAAAGAATATGATGTCTTTGTATCATTAAGAAAACCAAAAGATACACTTCTGTCAAATCTATATGCCAATGATCCAATTTCAGAAGAACAAATTCAGTATGCTGTAAATAAACTTATTAACAAAAATATAGAATATTTTAATATTGTATTAAGAAATCCAGAATTTTATATAATGAAATTTGAAGACTTCACAACAGATACAAAAAATGTTTTTCTTAAACTACAAAAAGATAAAAACTATGATTTAACTGTAAAAAGAAAAATAAAAAGTTGTTCTTTTTTTAATCACCCATTGAAGACTATCTTAGAAAATGAAAATACAGACCGAATGAGATATCCAAGAATAAAAGATGAAGCAAGGTTGGAAAAATTTGACAATATTGTAAATTCAGAAAGTGTAAAATCTCAGTTAGTTGATTTAGAAAAATTATATGATCAACTTTTAGAAAGATGCAATAGTCAATAATTGACAAAATAGTTCACATAAGTGTATACCTTTATACAGGCACCAGTAGCCAAGTTGGTTAAGGCACCGAACTCATAATTCGGCTATTCGTAGGTTCAAGTCCTACCTGGTGTACTTGATAATTTAATATCGTAATGATATACTTAAAATATTGGTCTGTAGTTCAGTTGGCAGAACACTCGACTGTTAATCGAGATGTCGCAGGATCGAGACCTGCCAGACCAGCCATATAATTAAATAAAGTAATGCGGATGTTGCATATTGGTAGTGCCTCTGCCTTCCAAGCAGAAGGGGTGAGTTCGATTCTCATCATCCGCTCTGGGTCCCCATCGTCTAGAGGCCTAGGACATCGCCCTTTCACGGCGGTAACACGGGTTCGAATCCCGTTGGGGGCACAATATCATTGCCAAATGGTATAAAGGCAGGACAGGGGCCTCTCAAGCCCTTATAGACCTATTACACCTCTGTAGTTCAGTGGACAGAACGATGGACTTCTAAGCCATGCGTCGCAAGTTCGATTCTTGCCAGGGGTACAGTGTAAGTGATATACTATCTAAAAGGAGTTTTATGAATATTGTAATTCCAATGGCAGGAATTGGATCTAGATTTAAAAATGTTGGTATCGATACCCCAAAACCATTGATTGAAGTTGCTGGTAAATACTTAGTTGAACATGCAATTTCATCTCTTGGTATTACTGGCAAATATATTTTTATAACAAGAAAATATGAAGATGTATCCCACAATGAGCAACTTTCTTTTTTATTAAAGTCATTGGTTCCAGACTCAATTGAAATACAGGTTGATAAAGAACAATATGGTGCAGCAGATGCAGCATTGTATGCAAAAGACTATATAGATAATGAAGAGCCATTGATCATAACTAACTGTGATCAGTTATTTTTTTGGGACTCAAATGATTTTTTAAATTTTATTAATGTGCTTAATCCTGACGGAGCGGTTGCAGTTTTTAAATCTAATGACCCTAAAAATAGTTTTGCAAAAATTAAGAATAATATAATTACAAATATTGAAGAAAAGAATCCAATCAGTTCTGATGCTCTTGTAGGTTTGCATTATTGGAAACATGGAAAAGATTTTATTTTTTCTGCAAAGAAGTTGTTGTCTGAATACAGAGAAAAAGGCTTTCCTGAGTGCTATATTTCTTCTACCTATAACTATCTGATAAAGTCTGGTAAAAATATTCTTCCTTATCAAATGCCACACAATGGCTATGTATCTTTGGGTACACCTGATGATATTGAGATATACATTGGAAAAATCAAAGAGTTTTACACAAACAAACCAAAAACAATTTTTTGCGATATTGATGGAACAATAATTAAACATGCTCACAAATTTAGTTTAGTTGGAAAAGACAATGCAAAAGATTTAGATGGTGTTCTTGCTAAGTTTAATGAGTGGGACTCCAAGGGTCATAAAGTCATATTAACTACTGCAAGAAAAGAGTCTGCAAGATATATAACAGAAAAACAATTGAATGATTTAGGTTTTTGCTGGGATTATTTGCTTATGGGAATGACAAGCGGTGTTCGTGTATTAATTAATGACAGGCATAGAGAAACAGATAATGATAGAGCGGTTGCAGTAAGCCTACTTACAGATGAAGGATTTAATAACGTTGACTGGGAGGCTATCGGTCTATGAAAATGTCAAGAATAGAAACAACTGATAGAGGATGGTTTGTTGGCAACTTTCCTAAAGCAGCATTTCAAACAGACGCTTGTGAGGTTTCTTTTAGAACTCACCCTAAAGGAGAACAATGGCCACTTCATTATCAAGAAAAAATAACAGAAATTAATATGCTTGTTCGTGGTGAAATGATCATGCAGGGACAAAAAATTGTTTCAGGTGATATTTTTATCGTATACCCATTTGAGATTGCAGACCCAGAATTTTTAACTGATTGTGAAGTCATTTGTGTAAAGGTTCCAGGAATTCAAAACGATAAGGTAGTAGTTGAAAAGATTTAATATGAAAATCATTGCCCATAGAGGAAATACTTCTGGTCCTTCTCAGTACGAAAACTCTCCAGAATCAATTAATTTTGCTTTAAGTCTTGGATTTGATGTAGAGATCGATGTGTGGTCAATTAATGAGTCAGTATATTTTGGACATGATGGACCAGAATATTTAGTCGATAAGATTGCTATCTTAGACATAGGTCATGATGGATGGTTTCATTGTAAAAATTTAGAAGCAATTGATATGTTTATTGAAACATTTCCAAACTTAAATTATTTTTGGCATCAGAATGATGACTTTACATTAACTAGTGATGGACTTATTTGGACCTATCCTGGCAAAAAAATTGGATCAAACTCAATTATTGTTCTACCAGAAAAAATTGATGAAGATATTCTTGATGAAATGTTAGCAAACAAACCATATGCAATTTGCACAGATTGGCCAATAAAATATGAACGTAGAAGATGAAATCAATTCTATTCTTTTTAGTATAGGTAAAGATATCAAAATACACAAGGTGGATTCAAATAATACAATTATTGAAATAGATTACGAAAAATATGTAAAAGAACTTTTAGTTGTGTTTAATAAGTTTAAACAAGATTTTCAATAGCATTTATTACTTCTTGAGAAGTTGTTGCACCAAAGCATTCTACTATTCTGTGATCCTTATTAAACCACTGTGACCAAAAATAATAGGCATCATGCTGTTGTTTTAAGGAGTTTCTAATTTCTACTATTTTGCATCCTTCTGGAGCAAATAGTGTGTTTACCATAGAACTTCCATTGTATGTAACAATTTCCGAACAAGATGATGCAAGTTCTACCTGTTCAATAAAACTCATTTCTTCAAAAAATGCAATCTTATAGCCTTTTGATTCATAATAATTTTGTATAATCTCTTCATCTACTAATCTTCTTCCATTGTCATCTTTACTTGCTGCATTTTTTCTACTAACAAATATTTTATTTTTAAAAGAGTATTCTCTAACAAACCTATCTCTGATTAACTTAAGAGTTATATAAAAATTATCCATATTTCCATTTGTGGATTCAGCAACCAACACTTTATCAAAAAACAAAGATACATGATCATGGATATTTACAAGACATGAATTGAATTCTGGCAATTCTAAAATATTAAATATGTCTTTTTGAAATTGCCTAGTAGGTACTGCAGAACTATCTTCTTTAATTGATGAATTATAAATTATTTTTATATCAAAATCACCAACTCCATTACTTTTTAAGTATAAAATTTTACCAATAATGTCTATAAGGAAATGGTGATAAGAATTAGTATATCCTGTCAAAAAAACTGGTTTAATTTTTTGATTTTTAGAAAATGTTTCACTTTGTTTATTTTTTTTATTATTTAAAGTAACATTGTGATATTCTGTTATAATTGGATTAAGATCTTTTACTTTGTTAACAATTTGTGGATCATAAAATAGTTCGTTATTTATTGTTCTTACAATTGTTTGATTATGGATTTCTGGATTTATAACATACTTTGAAAAATCAAAATCTATGTCATATTTTATTGATTTATAATTAAAATCTAACATACTATTTTATTACTTTTTTATGATTAACTATGTATGGCTCTATCTTTGCCTTAATTGTTCCATCTTTACGCATCTTAACAATCCACCCATCCTTAATCTGGGTATCATTAAATGCTCCTGCTTTTTTCTTAGGCATTATAGTGAGTGTCTTTCTGTTTCTACCTTTGTGTAATCCTTGCCAAAGTCAGCAAATAAAGCCTTGTCTTTTTCACGATTAACAATTCCTCTTGACCATGAGAATCCTGCATCTCCACCCCATGCTAACCACATGATGTATCCATTAGATGGGTTTGCTGAGTTGCCCCAGTCCTTACCTTTCTTGTCTACTTCATGGCGTGAGAAGTATGAGTACATTCTCTTAACAGTACTGAGAGAAATAGTTTCTCCTCTTGCTAACTGCCCTGCACGAGTCCAACCTACAGATGTTCCAGCACCATTTGCTTTTCCATCTTCTTTAAATTTAATTGCTCTACGAGCAGCACTTCTTGCTCCTGCTGGTGGTGAGTATCCATCTGCCTTTGAAACTGTATCTGTATCATATTCAACTGTGTCATCATCTTCAAACAGATCATCTGCTTTTGCAGCAGGAACACAGTTAGGAACTGGCTTACCATTATCTCCTGGTTTCATTCCTCTTTGTACATACCCATCCCAACAAGGTGCTTGCTTGTTTAGATCAGGACAGCAGTTGCTTTTCATTTCCCCTGCTTGACAAACAGGACAGTTATCGCAGTTTACATTTAATTCTTTACATGTTGGGCATCCACAACCTTCATATGCTTTGCCCTGGTACGTCTCTGTTGGCATCATTGAGTCATCTGCTTTGCCCATTTGAGCATCAAACATTGCCATCCCAACTTCTGAATCCATTGTATGATTTTCCATTTCTATTTTTGTAGCATCCTTGTACATCATTCCAATGCTATATGCAGTTGGTTCCCATGTACCGTTTTCTTCTTTGTAAATTCTAACAGCCATTGCTGGGTTCTCTGGTGGCATAGATTGAATTGCATACTCTGTTCCAGGAACACCATAGGTCCCACCTTCAATCATAATATGCTCTACCATGCCGTGGATCATACCTTCTGATGTCATTCCCATGACGAAATCGCCTTCAGAGATATTTCCCATAATTACATTTCTAGATCATAAACAGTAGATGATTGATTCTGTATGAGTTGACCCTTAAACTTAATTTTTACAAAATACTGATTTGGATATTTTTGTGGTAAAGACAATGCATAATACTTATCTGGGAAAACTATAAAACCTCTACCTAAAACAGGAGAAAACATTGTATAAACAGTTAAATCGTCTACACTTTTTGCATCGCCTAGTTTTTCATTGAAAACATATGTATGTGCATCTGAATCATTTGCAGATATGAAAAGAATAAGGTTTCCCTCTTCTTCATCTATTTCTGGAGATTCATACTCTATTTCTTCTCTGTCTGAATTTTGATCAACTTTAATAAGAGTGATTGACTCTACACGTGTTACATCTATTCTGTTATAGTTAGCAAACTTATCTAACTTCTTAACAAAAAATTCTGCTTCTTCGCTTAGGCTATCTGGGTTAAAATCTAAAACAATGTTATTTATTAATTCATTGTCTTTGTCTGTTGCCCAATCAGTTCTTTTCTCAAGAACACTAAGCAATTCTTGCTTTTCTTCTTGATCCATGTATCTATCATCAAAAATAATCATACTGGCATTACCACCTTCTTGTTAGTATTAATCTATTATACCATTCTTCTGTTGTGAGTCCTGATTCTATGGCAATTTGCACAAACAACCTCACATTTTTCTATCTCTTTTTTGATCGCTTTCCAGGAAAAACCATCGTGTATCATCCTTGAAACATTATACTTTTTATCCCTTATGTGGTCAAAATCTAGTATTATGTGACCATTTATGCCACAGTCTACACAACCAGAAGCCTCTTTGATAGATGCTAATCTATCCTTAAACTGCTGCTTGTTGTAATGCTCTAACTCTTTGTCAGTCATTGATATTATTATACCGCCAAATATTAAGCCCCACACAGGCAATTCACCTGACTTGCGCCACGGTCTCTATCCAATGGGTAACTAATCCATCACTAAGGTCCTGTGTGGGGACATTTATATTGTACTACTTGATTTTGATTGTCTTAGGTTTTTTGTCTTCTGGAACAACACGATCTACATTAATATGTAGCATGCCATCTTTAAGGTCTGCACCAGTTACTTCCATATATTCTCCAAGGGCAAAAGATCGTGTAAACTTACGACTTGCTATACCTTTGTGAACTACTTCTGCATCTGTTACTTCTATAATCTCACCCTTAATAATTAATGTTCCATTATCTACTGAAACATCAATATGTTCCTTTGAAAATCCTGCTATTGCAATAGATATACGATATGTATCTTCATCTAGTTTTAGGATGTCATAAGGAGGATATGACTGTGAATTTACTTTGTGTGCATTGTTTAGACGGGCTAGGTCTCTATTAAAGCCAATAAAAAAGGGATCATTGAATAGATCCATTGCGAAGTTTGTTGCGTTCATGTGCATTTTATTCCCCTTTCAAGCGAATAAGTTAATTTACCCCCCATTTGGGCAGGTATTAATATTATAGCATAAGAAATGAGCAGTTTATAGACGACTGCTCAGGTCTATTAGCCACGAAGATTCAACTCCTGCTAACTTTCCCATCAAGGGAACATCCGTTGTAAAACCTTTTAAAGTCTCAAGCGGAATAGTATATATTATACTACTGTTTTACTTCTTTGCTGCTGCCTTCTTACGGGCAGGTGCCTTCTTAACTGTTGCCTTCTTAACTGCAGAATCAACTTCTGCTACATCTGGCATGCGACCAAAGGCTGTATCATTTGGATTGATTGCTCTCAATGCTACTGGTGCTAGTGCTGCCAATAGTGAGTATGCAAGTGTCTTAGGATCTGTGACCCCAGACATGTATAGTGCAAGTGCTGCACCAAGAACTGATCGTCCGTATGATGCTAGTACTGCTTTGATTTGTTCATTCATTTTATTCCTCCTAGGAAATGTGATTGGATAGTATGTAGTAGCCCAGCCACAATCCAATTATACCAGCAACTCCTGCAAAGACTGGTGGTGCAGGAACTGGTAGTTTGAATGCAGCAAACACGATGCCACATCCAAATCCTGTTAGTATAGATAGCAAAATTTCTTTCATTTCTTGTCCTCTTCTATAGGTAAGAGCATCTTTAACTGCTCGTATTCTTCTACAATTTTTTTCATTGAGTGATAATTGGGTGCCATTGATCCAATATCTCCGTACTCTTTAAAGTAATTAATTTCTGGTTCTACTTCAGAGACAAACTTTGCTACTCCATCTTGTACTGTTTCTATATATGAGTAGGCTTGATCTCTAGAATTAATCAAAAAATTTGAATATTCCTGACTATTTTTTACAGATACATCATTTTTTAGTATGTCGTTATCAATAGAGGCTTGTAATAATTTTTTAGATACTCTAGATAGTGCTCTTCTAATTTTTGCGTTGTCGTATACCAAAAACAAGAAAGAAGATATAAAAACAAAGAACATAAAAAAGTCTAACATTTTTCCTCCTATAGCCAATACTTAAGTATAGCAGTTGTAGCAAGGGTTGTCCATATAATATTAAATATTATAATTGTTGGTAGTGTTTTTACGGTTGATGTCCATATCAGTGCTAGGCTAGACACTAATGCAAAAATATATAACCACCACCACTGAATTCCAAATAAAAGACCTGGAACAATGATTGTTACTTTAGTCATAAATGCAAAAAACTCTACAGTGTTTTCTTTATTCCAATAAGATCTTTGTTTCATTTTTAATAAAACAAAAAATAAAACTTTTATTCTATTCATTAAAGCCACCCATCTTTCTAATAAAATCAGAATGATCAATAAAATAATTTGACAAAACAATTTTCTTTTTATTTATTATCTCTATTGAATCTTTTTCTGATTTAAAAATTTTATTTATTTTATCAAAGAAATCTTTTTTAAATAGTTTGTTTCCGTTCATAATAATGTAGTACGCTATTTTAGCAAAATAAGCATCATCTTTTTCTATATATTCTAAAGCGTTTAAATCTTTTATTCTTTTCTTTAGGGTTTCTGGCATAGTGTTGTTTGTGGTAAAGTTAAACCAAAAGTCTGTGTCTGTTTTATTTGTCATGTAGTGAAGGTATAGGAAGTCACGAATTTCTTCGCAATCACTTGCATATTTATCATTAAGTATTTTCTTTAATTCTTTTGGATTAAATATATCAAATTCTTTTCTAAAGACAATTTTTAAACTTTCTACAGATTGCATTATTGAGGTTGCCTCTAGTGGTTCAACAAATCCTCCAGAAAGTCCTATGGCTACTGTATTGTTGTTCCAGATAGTTTTATAATATCCTGGTTCAAAACTAAATGTTTTTGGGGATTCTATCTTATGCCCTAATTTTTCTTCAATTTCTAGGATTGCCTCATCTTCTGTTATATAGTCAGAATCAAATACGTATCCACAGCCATATCTGTGTTGCAGTGGTATCTTCCACATCCAACCATAATTCATTGCAGTAGAGTCAGTATATGGGGGTATGTTGTCTTTGTCTATATCAATAAAAAATGGAACTGCTTTTTTTGCTGGAAGGTTGTCTGAAAAACTTACCCATTCTGTATTAAAAAGTTTTTTGTTTATTATTCTAGCAAACCCAGTGCAATCAAAAACAAAATCTGAAACGATTGTAGATCCATTAATTAGTTGAATCTTTTCTATGTTTCCGTCATTGTTCTGAATAAATTTATCTACTATGGAGTCTATATGAATAACTCCACGATCTATTGCAATTTCTGATAGAAACTTGGCCAAGGCTCTTGCATCAAAATGTAAAGCATAATCATTGTATATATCAAAACCTAAAATATTGGAAACATCTTCATTTTTGGCTACGAATGGAATTTTGTTTTCATCCAAAGCCATTGCACCTGTTTTATATTTATTTTGTGATAAATTTTCTGACATGCAGAAAAGGTCAAGTATTGGTAAGTTATTTTTTGTTTTATCATTTAAATAAAGACCTTTTGTTTTTGGATTAAATTTATTAATAGCAAATCCATGGTAATAACTTTCATTTTCTTTATTAAAATTATTAAATTTAATTGCTATCTTGATTGTTGACTTTGTTTGTTTTATTAAATCTTCTATCGGTATATCTAAGTGTCGTAAAAATGAGGTAAGAGTCGGTGTTGATCCTTCTCCAGCACCCAAGATTCCTATTTCTGTACTTTCTATAACAGTAATTGAGTGCTCTGGATATCTTTTTTGTGCTGCAAGGGCAGTCAACCAACCCGCTGTTCCACCACCGACAACAACTATATTTTTCAAACTTCTTTTCCGCCTTCACGAACTAAAAGAACTATGGCTCCGTTATCTTCTAAGGCTTTCTTTACTCTTATCATATATTCTACGGCAGTAACTCTATCTTCAACTGTTAACCTCATAAATTCTGGCTCACTTGCCTTTACTGTAATAAAATTATCATTATCAATAAGGGTCAAACCAAAGTTTTTGGGTGCATGAATTGATCTAAATGCTCTTTTCATTTGATCTGTATACATTAGTCTTCCTTTGTTACTGGATCTAGCCTATCCCAGCACCCTTTCTCGCTACCTTGAAAAATTTGACCAGTCTCTCTATCAATAATAATCCATTTTTGCGGAGACTTTGTTTTTACTACTAATTCTACTGAATGATCTAACTCATTAAATATAAATGAATCTCTCATTTACGACCCCATTTAACTTTATTCCAACCACGCTCATGGAAGTAATAAAGAATTGTCTTTGTAAATACCTCAAAACTTGCGATTGCACCAGCGGTAACTGGCTCTTTAGTTATCAACCAAGATATTACAAAGGTATCTGCTGTGCCAATGACACGCCAAGTAATTGCTTTTAAGGCTGATCTTTGTTTGGATACATTCATGATGGCCACTCAATTTTGCTTGGCTTAGTGATGAAGTTCCAGACTTTAGATGCCCATCTCTTTACGTTTTTGCGTAGCGCTAATAGCATGAATGTCTGCCCCCAAATCTACTTGCTCAATCTTGTATCCAACATCACGACCATATACAATGTTGGTAATGTTAGGTAGTCTTAGTACTAATGCCCCGTCCATAAAATCATCCTTGGCAATATATTCTTTTACCTGATCAAACTTAAGAGGATCCTTTTCGCTTGTATTGTAGGTGTTACGGACTCCAAGGAGTACTTGGTCAGTTCTCTTGCCTGCCTCCTTGTAAAGGGCGTGGTGGCCCTCGTGCCAGGGCTGGTACCTACCCAGCATAAGAGTTGTAGGTGCAGACCAGTCATGTAAGTTAAACTGATTAATGATTACCGATGCCTTTTCATTTGCATCCCACTCATGGCTTATAAAAGCAATGTCATAGTTTGTTGGCATTTCAAACATCTTGTTGGTGTCTTCAAATCTTCCTTCTTCAATCGTGCTCATGAATACCAAAATGTCTGGCTTTCCAAATGCTGCACGAGTTAAATCTGTTGGGCAAACAAAATCAACAATGACTGGTGCAACGCCCTGCTTTGCAATAAGCCTTGCCATCTCTCCCATACGACGAGCCTGCTCAAGTCTATCCTCTGGTGCAAAACCTAAGTCTGAATTTACAGTTGCACGAACCTCATCTGCATTAAGGTGTATAGCGTTAATTCTTTCTTTTAAGGCCTTTGCGAGTTCGGTTTTTCCTGATCCTGGAAGGCCGATAATCTGAATAATCATACAAAAATCTCCATTTCAACTATATAAGTATACACTATTTTCTATTTAAAACTTTTTCTTTGCCAAAACATTTTTTTGTATGAGCCTGGCTGTATTGATGTTCTCTTGTCTTCTTTTTCTTTCCATGAGTCCTTGTCGTATTCCTCTTTATGTGAGTTCCAGTCTTCCCTTTTTATTGGCATAATCTGAAAAATTGGAGTACCCTTTGGTATTACTCCTTCAAAATTCTTGTTTAAATAAAAAGGAATATTGCCAAATTTTGAATGGTGGTATTGATCAAAATCAACAACACCAGAAAGAGTAGTGAAGGGCAGATCCAGCCTATTAAGAGGATGAGTAACAAGGCCACTATATCCTTCTGGTAATTGAACAGACCAAGACCTATGCCACACAAACTCAATTTTGTAAAAACTATCATTAACTTGTATATCAGAATTATCTCTTATACTAAAAAGTTGTGGAAGTCCATTACAGGATATTGTTGGCCTATCAATTCCTTTTTCTACATGAATGTCAGCCCAGGTTGTTTGTATGTATCCGTATGAAAGAGTATCTAAAAATGGTATGCAGTTTTTTACATTTAGTTGTTCATCTGGTTTGATATCTTTGTACCATTTTGGAACTAACTCTTTTGCTGAAACTGGCGGTTCAGTATTAAAGTAAACTGCCTCAGACCCTGGATAAAACTTTATGTCCACTAGTTACTTTGTTCTTCTGTTGTTAGATGTTTCCATGTGTTTCCCCAATCAACCTTGCTTTTATGGTTATTAAACTCTTTAGATATTACACCAGCCTCTAAGTAGATTCCGCCCCAAACTCCCCACTCTTTTGTAGAAACACCAACAGCAAAACACTTTTTTGCTACTGGGCATTTAGAGCAAAGTTGGTCTACAGCACTTCTTAGTGGCTCTTCTTCTTCATACTTTTCAAAAAATATGTTGGTGTCATATTCAAAACATAAAGCATTGTCTTTCCATTTATCCCTGTGCATAACTATTTAACAAATCTGTCTGGGATATCCCAGCCGTCAGAAGTCACTGTAAATCTGCGAGACAAGTACCACTTTCCATCAGAGTACTTTCCAAACTTTGAGATTCTACCTTTATCCGAAACATAGGAATGAACAACATCCCATCCATCCCAAGACAATGCCTTGTCCTTTGCAACAATTTTTTCCATTTGATCTAGTTCTGTAATCTTCATTTATATACCCCTTTTTAGTAGTTAAAAATTCCAACATCAATATTATTTAGTTTTGCTTCACCAACTAGTCTTGAAACACTTTCTTTTTCTTTTGACAAAAAAACAAGATAGTTTATATCTTTAATGTTTTCTGATATCCAGTTTGGAGCAACCTTATAGAACTTAATCTTTTTGCCCCTACTTTTCATTCCCCGCTCAGAAAGGTTTACAAACTCCATAACCATAGAGTTAACTTTTGCAGGCCCAGCAGAATATATGTAAAAGTATTCATCAGTTTCTTGCATACCAGAAAGGGCAACTCCCATTGAACGCAAAAATACGTTGTAGTCTTCAAAACTACTGGTTCCTTGTACTCCCACTATCATTGTCTAATCCCTCTCGTAATCTGTCCATAATGAACAGCATTTTATCTAATTCTACACTACTCATGCCTATTGTGTCAACTGGTTCTGCTGTTCCAGAGTCAACGCCGTCTGTAACTACTTCTGACTTGTAAAAAACGTTTTCTTTTATCCAATAGGCTAGACCGTCAACAATTACAACTCTGACATTGTTTTTTTCATGATGCTTGTATGATTGAGAGTTTTTCTTTTCTCTAGTTTTATTAGTCATTGCAGGCAAAAGTGGACTAACCAGATCAAAAATGTGGCTTTGGCTGTACCTTATATCTATTTTTTGTTCTTTACTATCGTCTTTTTTAATAAAATATATTAAAAATATTAGGACAAAAGTAGTAAAAGAGCCAATTAAATATTCCATTTTACCCCTTAACTAATTATACTACCTTTCTTTGTTAGTTATCCTTATAACCTCGTTAAGGCTCTGCCTTTCTTCCTTGTTTAAAGTATCTAAATTTTGATTGTCCATGGCTTTGTCTGTTATTGAAACCACTGGATCTTTTGACTCAAGATCTATATCTAAAAATCCTTTTTCCCACAAGTTCATCATTTCTAAATGAAAATAATGTTGTGCTGCTTTGTGTAGTTCTGGGTTTAGTTTTTCTAATTTATTTGTAAAGTTATATAACACCTCTCCAGACTCAATATCTATTCCCGTAAACTCTAATCCCCCATTAAGGATTAGTGAACTAATTATTTCGTCTTCGGCTGACATTATTTACCACTCTTTGCTCTTGCTTTTGCAAGTGCCATAAAATCTTTTACTTTGGTTTCTCCCATGTATCCCCAGGCATGTCCATCATTAATCATCTTATCATTAATAGAAACGGTATCTCCATCAAGATAAACCCAACCAAGAATACGACCATATTTTTCTGAAGAATCTATCTTCTCGGTCTTGATCACAATAGACTTAGCACCGTCGATAGCATGCTTCAAATAAGCCTTTGCTTCTAGTCCTAAAGCCTTTTCAGCCTTATCTGTTGTACGAGACTCAGGGGTATCAATACCAGCCAGTCTGACTCTTGAACTAAAAGAAATGTCAAACCCTAAATCAATATCCACATCAATGGTATCTCCATCAACTACCTTTGTTACTTTCTTTACATAATATTCAAACATTGTCTTCTCCTATTTAATATACTTGTTTGGCATAATGTCAAAAAGAAGGTGTATTCTTTCTGTTTTCCCACTGTTTATTACCCCGTGAAATCTTGCGTTGTTTATTTCCCAACAATCGCCAACTTCCATATGCTTTTTTTCCTGATCAATTAAAAATGTTGCTTCTGGATTTGTTTTAATAGCAATATGATGCCTATGTACTAAACCAAGATAGTCACCCTCATCATAATGTTGGTAAACAATCTTATCTTCAGGAAGTCTTAGGAATACCACCTTGCCTACTTTGCCATCATGCATTTCTTCATAATGATCTATAATTGGCTTAACCATTTTCCACAAGACCTCATCTTCCAGTCTAAAAGTTGGATTATATGGCATGCCTGGTTCCCAACCAATTATTTCTGAAACAAATAAAGATGTTGTCTCTCTATGAACAAAAGGTGGTGTCTGCTGACGTGTTCTATCTAACCACCACTGTTCTTCATTGTATGATGAAAGTATTTCTGCTATGCCACTTACATCGTGCTTTCCACGATATATGTATCGCCATTCTTCTTCTCGTTTTTTCTCTATAAATGTCTTCATTTTATTAAATCCTTTACCTCTTCATATATTTTAAAGGACTTGTCATAATCTGTTAATTGTGGAAGAAGTTCTTTAATTATGTGATACTCATCTAATGAGTTTATATCTCTTGGTACATGACCCATCAATAAACCAGAATTGTTCTTCTGATCTGACTCAGAAATCTCTTTAATAATATCTTCGTTGTTTATTGTATTTAAGTATTCAAGATTAATATCATTAAATATAATACGTATTACTTCATTTATATCATTTTTAATAGTTTCAAAATCAATCATTCTTGCTTTTTTATTAATCAACCACTCTTTATAAAATTCAGAGTAAACCTTTAAACAATAAATAGAAGTGTCTCTTGCATCTTTTTTAATATTAAGATCTACATTGGATTGAGCAGCAGTATAAATTATATAACTTGATACAGCATCTAAAGGATTTCTAATCATTGATACTTGATAAAAATTATTTTCTCTACTCAATCTTTGAATGTATTTGCTATGTGTATGTGAAACTACTGGATAATTATACCAATTAATCTCATTTTTAATATACGCTCTATTAAGTGCAGTAATTAAAAATGTGTTTCCAGTTCTTGGATAAGAATTAATAACAACTTCTAATGGCATCATTAAATATTATTACCTTCAGATAGTCTGTATCTTTCATCTACAACGTTATACATAAACTTCATCATTTTGTCATAGCCAACAGCATTCTCCATGATATTGTTGTAGTGGTGACTACAAAAGAAAAGTTCACCAGTGACACCAGTAACTTTTACATATGCCTGTGCTTGGCAAGCATCACATCTGTCATTTGCATCTAATATAGGATCTTCTTTTTCTGCTTTTAAAGTATTCATAGTTATATTATACATCTAATTGTTTACTCCTGTCAATACTTGATAAGACCTGATCCCAAGAAATTCCGTTACTCTCAAAATATTCTTTTATAGATCTTTCTTTATTTCTAAAGTCTTCTTTTAATATGTCATTAAAGTTGTTTTCTAAAAGAAATGCCGCTTCCTTCATTTTTTTTATAAAAATTTTTGTATCTGGATAAAATAAATGATCAGACATATATGTTGTTCCATCAAAATACTTTATTGGTTTTGAGTCTTTTGGGGTCTCATTTTGACTATCAAAATATATATCAAAATTGTCATTGCTTTTATACATAGGTCCGTAAAGCCAATCTTTTCTGTTGTTTAGATCTTTTTTATTTTTTGCATCAGTAGTCATATAAGTTTTTTCAAGTTCATAGACGTCAAACCCATTACAGAATAACTTAATTGAAAGCAGCGGATCTTCGTCTCCCCACAAATACATATAGGGATAGTCTATGGTCATAAACTCTTTACTTGCAAATATAAAATGAGGCGCAACGTTATATGAAAGGGATCTTTGTTTTATTCTGGATAATTGGTCGTGACCAACATAGTCAATTGCCCAAGGATTTTCTTTTTTAAAAACATATCTAGATTTTTTAAAATCTGATGAAAACCTATCTAAAAGAAACTGACTTATAACTGCTTTTTGATTTCCAATTTCCTCATACTCTGATATTAATTTTTCATCCCATTCATCATCAAAAGAGGTGTGACAGTCTATGCTTAATACATACTCTTCCCCATTATATAATTTTTGTAGTTGATACCGTGTTTTGCCTATCCCGTAAACAATATTTTTATCTAACAATATTATTCTTTTTTCATTTTTTATATTATCAAAATTACAGCCCTCTACACCCTGCAAAGATAAAGCAAAAGTTATTCTGTCTGGATATTTTGCTTTTAATAAACAATCTTCAACTGTTTTTTGAATAGATATGTCAAAAAGACTTGGAATCATCACAAATATTTTTTTCATAAAACTATTTTCTATTATCTGTTACATAAAATCCAGAGCCATTAAATGTTGAAACTACAGGAGTATAGACACGAACAAGTTTAGAGTTGCAGTGCTCGCAATTGTATCCTGGATCTTGCTCTGACATAGATCTTTGCTTCTCGTACCTTTTAGCACAAGGCATGCAGTCATACATGTATGTTGGCATTATCTATCCTTAATCTCTGGGTGATCTAAATGTATTTGTGTATGATTGACTGCTCCCTGCAAATTTCCAATTGGTATAAAAAATTCATGATTTATTCTTTTATACTCATTCTTTTCTTTTGGAAGTTCTGCATCAAAATATATTGCATTCACTGGGCAGACTGGCTCGCAGGCACCACAGTCAATACACTCATCTTGATTGATATAGAGCATTCTTCCACCCTCATAGATACAGTCTACAGGGCACTCAGCAATACAGGATCTATCCTTAATGTCTACGCAGGCATCTGTTATTACATATGCCATTATTTACTTCTTCTTTTTTGCTTTTACTGTCCATATAGGAGCATTAAGGGCATCTCCGCCCCATTCATAACCAAGTAATTTAACTACTGCTCTAATTATTTTAATACGCATTATTTAATTCCCTTTCCAAACTTAGCCCATACTCTTTCGTGAAGAAAGTATCCAAGTGCTTCCCACCCAATGTAAATAAGGGCTCCAAGGCTTGCATATTCCCATTCACCAGTAAACAAATAAATTACTCCAGCAACACCTACTAGGTGAAAAATTTCCCAACTTGCTGTCTTAAGCAGTGTTCTCTTTGTTGATTCCATTTACTTGGCCTTCTTTACTACTGTCTTTGGTGCAGCAGATGTTGCAACTGTGGTTGCTACCTTATTCAATAGTGGAGCATTCTCTTCTCCAGCATAAACTGGACGACCCCAACCAACTACAGCATTAACCAACTTCTTCTTATTGTTCTTTACATAACCACGAGTCTTTTCAACGCACATTCCTCCGTTGCGCTGATCTCCTTTTGCAGTTCCTGATGTATTTCCTTCAATAACTTGAATAGTTCCATCTCCATTGTTCTTAATACAAAGACCAACATGTGAAATACGATTTACGCCATCTTCTGGGAAATCAAAATAGATCCAGTCTCCTGGCATTGGATCATCGTTACGAGCATCTGACCAACGGCCTTCCTTCTTAAACTGATCTGATGCTGCTACTGTTGATGCAGACTTTGGAAACTTTGAAACTCCCGCAGTAAATGCACACCAAGAAACGAATGATTGGCACCATGGCTGGAAGTTAACCTTCATCCATGCACCGTACTTTGTTTCATTATCCTTTGGGCCTTCAATTGTGCCCACTTCCTTCTTTGCAACCTCAATGATTGCATTCAATGAACCTTTTGTACTCATATTACTTATCTCTCTCTACTAGTGCTGTAACACCCTTTTTTTGATGAATATCCTTGTCATTGTCATCTGGAACTTCGTTCCATGGTGGCTCTGGAAGGTCTTTTTTATACATAGAGTAAATATAGAATTCGTCAAATAGATACCTTCTCTGTCTTTGAAATTTAGTAAAGATTTCTTGATCTCTAAAGTACTGACCAAATTCGTATTTTTTCATCAACTCTGGATCTCTTTCATGAAATTTTACTGCCTCATTTCTAACTGACCAATGGTTTTTATTTATTAAATGAAAAAATAAAGCCTGATAATATTCATTTGGATCATCATTATTCCATGAAGGTCTATAGTGATAATCAAATTGTGGCTGACAAATAATTGCTTGATTTGGCTTAGTTACAAAATTTTCATATCTTGCAACAAATCCCCAGTCCCTATTTCCACCTATGTGCAAGTCAACCATATAAGGTCCTGGAGCCCAATCTACGTGCAATGGTAACTTTGGAATTCGTTTTTCTGATGTTATTTGATGATGAGCATACATGTGATATCCGTAATGAATATCTTCTTTTTCAAGAAGTTTTCTTACTTTATCCACAGCGTATTCAATAAATTTTTTAGGTATTTCAACACCCTGCTCCCACTTATTCATCTGATTAGAAAAATCAATTTCTTCTAATTTATTGTTTGTAACTATGTCAACTAATTCTAAAAACATATCTTCTGGATAAAAATTATCAACTATAAATGGATCAAAAAGTTTTATGCTTCCATTATCTAGAAGAATGTTTTCCATTTCTACGTATAACTCTTTATCAATATACATCCAGTTAATTTTATCTATATCCCCTGGATAATTTTGTAATAATGGATGTCCTACAAGTTCTTTCCTTGTAACCCTTAGAATTTGGTCTTTTATTGTGTCAGGATCTATTGATTCACTTTTCATATTTACATTATACCTTTGTTTTGTAACCCCTAGGGCAAACAGGTTTAACTGCAATCACTTTCTTCGTCAGTTTTCCTTTTACGCAGGTGATGGTTGTTCTCTTAATTATAGCAGACTTTACTTCCGCTTCCTGTTTTTCCTTTAGTTCTAAGGCTACTTTTGCCTCTGCCTCCTGCTTAGCCTTTAGTTCTGCAGCAGCCTTGGCTTCTGCTTCTTGCTTGGCTTTGAGCACTTCTGCAGCCTTGGCTTCTGCCTCTTGCTTGGCTTTGAGATCCGCCTCTAAAAGTAAACGTGATTGAGACTCTCCAAAATTAATTGCTCTAGACATTAGTTCTGAATGATTTGCAATAATTATGTGTGAGGCAATGTTTCTGAATTTAAAGTTAGGATCTAGTTTTTCGTTCTCATAGTTTGGGTTGTCTGGGCAGTCCCATCCAGTTGAGTGAGATCCAGGACCAACAAGATACTCTTCCCCATTTATTTCTATTACTGCTGGAGAGCCTGAAGTTCCTCCACCACCACAAACAGGAATTTTCATTAAAATCATTTTTGGGAAACCTACTTGGTGTGCATACGATTTTGGTAGGACTTCAGTTGCAAATTTATATGTAAACTTTTTTGGAAACAGATACTCTGACAAGTTATATCTTTGAGAATTAGGCAGTTGGAAATATGCGCTGGATTGAGCAAATGAATTTAGTCCATAGCCGTAAACTGATACTGACAAATTATTGTTAATTGCATACTGAATCTGCTCTAAACTAGCAACCTTATGCTTTACTGAACTTACTATTGGATTTTCAAGTACCAAAAATGCAATATCGTCTTGTGATTCTACCTTCCCTACTGGAAAAAGATCTGAATTTCCAATTGATTCTGGATGCAAGATGTTGATTACTTTTACACGCTTTGCTGATCTATCGTTAGCATTTTTCCCTGGTTCTTGTATGTAAATTGGATTTTTATTACGACCAAATTCATACTTTAGATTTCCATAAATTCCCCAAATACAATGTGCTGCTGTTACAACTACATAAGGGTGAATGGGTTCTGAAGTGCACCCCATAACTTGAAAATCATCATCTGGAGATGGATTTGATTTAGAGCGGATGGGTGACGCAAATGTATTTCCTGTGGAATTTGTAAACTCTTGAGTAATCTTCCATTCATTTGCAGTAGATTTTTCAATTAAAACAATATTTAAAAAAGATATGCACAAAACAAAAATAAGTTTTTTCAATTTTATTCCTTAATTTTAAATACTACCTGGCAAGGATCTCCGCCATCTTCCCACTCTTGCTGTTCTTCTGGAGTCATGTACGGATCTCCATCATGGGTGTTACAGAATGGTTCTGTAATCCACCCTCTATCTATACCGTTTTCCAACCATATAGTAAACTCATCGTGATCTATTTCTTCTAACATATATAAAGTATACTCCTAAATACTTACTACGTCAACTGGACCCATGCATGAGGGATTAAATTTAATAGCAGCATTAACTGCTTGGACTACTCTATTCCTTGCATTTTTTTGTTTATCTGTTGCATATAAAACCCCATAGGCATACTCTGCTCCTGACCCCATAGCAAGATAGGGAAGTGTGTATTTAGATAAGGACATGTCAGCAGAACTATGCTCATAGATATTTCCACGAACTGCAATAATCAAACCAAGGTCTCCGTCTTTAGATGTATCAACCCAGAACTCGTTGTAAAATTCTTTTAGTTCTTTAATAAATTTTGTTTGCATGTGCTTATCAGTATCTTTTAATACTGGGGCTGATGGCCTAAAGTTATAGCGGATTCTTTCTCCGTCCATTGATCCAGCGTAACCAATAAGGTACGGACCTATCTTCCAAACTTTTGGTGCATCAAGTGCTAGAATGGTACCATCATCTGATGCTCCACGATCTCCTGCCATGTAAATTTTATCTTCATGTCGTACAACTGCAATACAAGTCATGGCATAAAGCCCTCTCCAGATAGGTAATACTTAAGTATACCATTGCCCAGAGAGGGCTGTCAACTATGGGTGATAATGACTAATTAGCCTTTTTATCTACCGTTCTAAAGGCGTCATTTATTTCTGATAATGATAGCCTTCCATCGTCCAAAAAAGCCCTTGCCAGTCTTTCAATAACTGTTGCTACACCTAGGAGTCCTGCAAGCATTACTGCCTGTCCAGTTTCAATTCCTACTACGGCTCCTGCTCCCAAGACTGATAGTCCTGATGCTGCGAATACCGCAAGAATTCTCATTAAGATATTTGTTATTGCTTTCTGTGGGTGATCGTTCTTTGGGGGTTCTACTATTTTTTTAGTTGCCATTTTATTTCTCCTTTCTTAGCGGGATTGTAATTAGCCAGATAATTGTTGTTGCCATTACAGCAATACCAACAATGTCTCTTGCTGATCCCGTCAAAGTTAGCCATGCAATAAAGAAGCCCAGGAGGGTGAATGCTTGTGCAATTAATTCCATACCTGCGTCTTTAAACCATTTAGTTAATCCCTTTAGCATTTTGCCTACCAGGTTTATGGCCTTATTGATTATTTTCATTTGTTCCTCCTTATCATTGCCCCTGCAATTTGTGATGCAATGACCACTGGGACAATTACTTCTTGCGCTTTCTCTCTCTGATCATCTGTCATATCCATACCTAATTCAGAGAAATTAGATAGGAGTTCTGTAACATCCACTTCAAATACTGCTGCAAGTGGGTCCTCAAGGAATGCTTCTGTTTGTACTTCTGTTGTTGCATCTGCTAATGTAAATGGCATTGGGGTATCTCCTGCGTCCCCTGCTCTTTCTGCAAACTCAACAAATGCTGATGCTACTGCAGGATTTGATTTCATTGCCTCTGCTACCTTTGTTACCTCTGCTGAAGAAATACCAAGGCCTTTTGCAACCTCTGATTTTGCCTCTTGTGTTAAAGACTTAAGTGTTTGACTTACTGCTGCTGTTTGCTCTACAGAAAGTTTAACTAACTTATTATCCTTGCTTGTAAGGTTTGCAATAACACCAGATAAATCTTCTGCATTTCCTGTACCTTTTTGTGGAATAAGTGCTGCTAATACTTCATTTTTGATTACTGGATCAACATTTTCTGCTGGCTTAAAGTCTGGTCTTGGCAATGGCTTAGGTTCTGGAGAAGGCTCTACAGGAGGCCCTGGAGTGGGCTCTGGCTTTGGTTCAGGGCTTGGGGCAGGTGTAGGCTTAGGCTCTTCTGGCTTTGGCCTATCAGTAGGCTCTGGCTTAGGACCTGGAGGTGTTGGTTTTGGATCTGGGTTTTCACTTGGTGGAGTTGGTTTAGGCTCTGGCTTATCTGTTGGCGGAGTTGGCTTTGGTTCTGGCTTATCTGTTGGTGGTGGGGAAGGCTTTGGCTTTTCTGGTTCAACAGTTGGCTTTGGAGATGGCTCTGGCTTAGGCTGGTTTGCTGCAGCATTGGCTGCTGCTTGAGCAATTGCTCTTTGAATTTCTCTTTGTGACTGCTCATCATAGTAACGCCATGCGTTATCAATGTAGTTGTTAAGATAATTAATTGCTTGATTATATGCGCTAATAGCATTGTTTTTATTTTGCAATGCCGTCACAACATTCAAACTTGCATTCTCAGCCTCAGATGTTTTATTAGTTAAGGTTTGATTGTAACCATTTAATGTTGAGACTGCTTGGTTATAAATATTTAATTTATCATTGTATACATTCTGTGCTGAGTTCTTTGCAGAAAGGGCGTTGTTGTAGGCATTGGTTTGTTCTTGTGTTGATACAGATCCATGGGACAATGTGTTTAAACTACAACTAAAATTTTCTCCCCATACTCTTGGAGTTCCAGAATAGTCACATCCTAAACCAGTCCATCCTCCTGAAATAGCCCAGCCAAGGTGATAAGATCCTACTCCTCCACCGTTGTACCACCATATTTCTACATCAAAAACTTTATCAGTTGTTACATCATATATTGGAGAATATGCACTCCAAGTTGCTCCTTGCTCTACCCAGTTGTCAATGGCCAATGCTCCGTCAATATACATCCTAAAACCATCGTCTGTATACCCTGCAAATTTTGTTGATGTAAACCATGAAGGTACTGTTATTTGTCCAGTAAATTTAACTATGAAGTTTTCATATCTATCACCACACACTGGACGCTGCATAGAGTTTTCACCATATTCCCCAAATATTCCACTACATAAGAATTGGTCTGTGGCTGCTTGACCATTTACCCTGATCAGGCTATAAACATCATATCTTAAACCAGGT